AACTTCTTTTTTGGCAGCTAGACCAGCCCCAGTATCCAGGCTAGGAATATGGTGGGTAAGGCGCTTAGGATCAACCACAGGAGCATTATGCACAACTGGATCAAATCTGGTAGCTCGCGATATTTTGGTATTTTTAGGATTATCTTTTTTGATGTCATAGCGTGTCAATAACGCAGACCAGACTTCGGCATTGCGTCGAGCCTTGGCTGCGGCCTCGGCATTACGAAACTTAGGCTTGCCTTTTTTCTTGCCCGTGGTAGAATACATGGGCGGCAACAGATGCATACTCATAACAATACCTCACTTAAAACAATATTATATAATAGGACAGCACAGCTGTCAAGCTTTTAGTAGCAGGTGCGTGTTCGGGTATGGTTACCGTACTGGTCAATGGTTTCGGTCCAGGCTGTGCAATTCTGATACACAGGCGTGCTTGGATACACAGTTGTTGTTACTGGTGAACCATAGCGTGGTTGACCTAATTCATAACCTATGACACCACCAATTAATAATGGCATTACATAGTTATAATTGTTGTTGTAGTACCCACCATGGCCATAACCGCCATGATATCCACCGTGGTAATAACCGCCATGACCCCAACCATTGTGTGCAAAAGCACTGGTTGAAGCTGCTGCCAGAGTTAGTGCTAATAATATCTTTTTCATAAGTTCTCCTATGCTGTTAATTGTTAAGTAAATGCTTCTTGATCCCAGGCTTTATTCCACATATTTGATCCTTTTTTATTTAACATACAACCATTATATATGATCTAGACCAAAATGTCAAGCTTCTAACTCTTTGATTCATAAGCACTTTTTGCTTGGAATATCCCGTGTTTTTTACCAGGCTACGGTGTTTATTTTTTAGACACTTTTTCTGTGAGCAGTCCAGGGAATGCTTCACGAACTAAAGCCTCGGTCAGACCCTTATAAGCTGTAGCTAATTTTTTATCCTTGACCAGGTTAAGCATATCAGCCTCGTCATGATGCACACCTTCTAGAATCTGAATCCAGATATTTTCCTGCTGTAACTTCTTCAGCCCTGGTGGTCGCTTTGGATGACCAACTTCAAACAGATACAATCTGCGAGCCTCGTTGTATAGATTGCTCACAGTTAATTCAACTGGTACATCACGCTTGCTATTAAAAGGAGCAGCTCCAGGTGGGAGGTCAAATACAACATTAGGATCAAAATTTAATCTAAGTATGTCTCTGAGGGTGGGATTACTGTATTGTTGTAATACAGCAATCTTTTGTGCTTTGTCTGGAGCAGCAACTACCTGCTCTAGTATTTCGGGTACGGATAATTTCATCAAAAGTCTCCTAGATGATCTATTAAGTTTTTCATGCGGTGTTCAATAAAGTAATTCAATAACTGACTGCGGTCTTTTTTAGGACCATGTATCCAGGCCTCCAAGATGTTATGACGCACGGTGTCAGGTATGTATTCAAAGTCTATGAGGTATCGATTACGCTGGAAGTTACGAGCCGTCTCTTCATCAACCTGAGTATGAAACTCATCGATGTTGATGGTCTGCCAGGCTTCTAGTTTCTTACTAGTAACGGGCTTCTGGCGCGTCTCGGTGGTAAATGTATCATCGGCTGAAAGAATATTAGGGATTCCATCTCCTTTGTCGCCTTTGATGATATGCTCCATGAGATAGTTATTGATGCTCTGTTCAGGCTTGATCCATTTTTTATGGATAGGGCTGTACTGAGACACATTCTTGAATTTTTGCAGCTGTATGAAGTCATGATCACCACTTAGAATAAGCACGGGTTGAGGTTCTGGTTCACCAAATAAACCATCGGCAGATTTATGGTCATTGGTCTGGGTCCATTCGCTTAGAATGGCTATGACATCATCGGCTTCGGCGCCTTCGACATCTATGACAGCATAGGGGAAGAACTGATGGAGCTCAGCTCGTATTTCACTCAGGGTATCAAAGATCAGCTTCCAGTCAAAACCGCTGTCTTGACGAGCCTTTTTACGGCTGGCTTTATAATAGGGGAATTTATCTTTGCGCCAGTATTTACGATTATCACAGGCAATGACCAGCTCACCATACTCAGCACCAAATTTACTTCGGTAACTGCGCAGTGCATTAATGATCATATGACGAATCAGATCCTTGCGAATCTCTACGTCGGTTCGACCAGCTAACTCAGCCATTAAAGTGCTTATGGCAGTCTGGTTAAAATCAACAATTATCATAACGATTCCTAATTTATTTACTACAGTATATATTATTTTTTGCGTCGAGTCAAGCTTTTTTTAGGTATTTTATACGTGGTTCGAACGGTATTCCCAGTAGTGGGTTTACGTTTTAGAATGGCTGGTATTTCTAGTTTAAGCACAATCGCTAAATGTATCGATCCAGCGTCGGGTAGCTTCAGATGTTGTTGGTTCTGGATGCTTTTTAGGTTCCAGAGCCATGACAGCAGCTAGATGAGCTAACTCAGCCGTGGTCTCGGGTTGGTTATCTTCCATGGTGTCCTGCCTTGTGGGCGTAGTTTATGAATGAGCTTTTGGCTCGTACTATATTTATTACTAATGTATGTTTGGTATGCTTAATTCAGCTGTGAGGTTCCAGTCTTCTACGGTGGCACCGCGTGGAACATCTACACCTTCTACTATGGCTTTTTGTACAAATGCCATTAATAACTGATTGTATAACTCGTCTGGTATTTCATTGATGTCTAATCGTAATATCATAGGACCCTTAATAATATAGTTTCAGAATTAATTCTACCATTCAATTTAGACTCAGTGGTGGTAAGGTCACTGAGAATTTTACGAAGCTGAACTTTGCCAGCTTCTAAAACCTGTTTGGTAATAACGTCTGGCTTACGCAATGTCCTTTGCACACTGGCTTCAGGATCATATCCCTGTAGACTGGTGCCTCGCACACTGAAGCCGGCACTGCCAGTGGCCAAATAACAGCCTAGCTTTTTATTACGAGTATTGTAGACCCAGAGCTGCTGAGCACCGATGATGCCAGGTGCACTTACTGAAGTTAGACCCAGATCTGCAAACTCTCGTAGATACTGAAGCTTGGCCACCTGCACTCCGGCTGGCTTGGCTTTCTTAACGCGAACCTTCTGATTGGCTTTCTTAAAGTCAGACCAGCGTTGGCCGTCTTCAATCAACTCCAGAAGGAAATTTTCTAACCGACCTCGCTGAGCTACAGTAAAGCAGCCATAAGCCTCGGCCAATTGTTCGTCATGCGGCACCTGAGCAATCTCATTAATGCGCAGATCCAATAAAGTTTTAACTGATGTTCCAAATACCTTGGGACTATTAGCACCCTGCAGATATTTAAATAAATTAAAATCTGTCTTGCGACAATCATTCAGTATGAAGTTGTCAATCTCACCTTCGAGCTCACCCAAGAACTCTGATTGTTTAGCTGCCAGGGCGTCCTGTATGCTGGGTCGCTTAGGTGTATCATCTACTGTAGGTTCTGTAGGTCCTTTAACTGAATTTGACAACATGCCAGCTACGGTATCTGTTAGCCTTTTGTAGTCTTTTGGACTTAGATTAGCTCCGTGTTCGGCCAGACGAGCCAGCCAACCAAATACTGGGCGCATATAAAAATCCGGAACTGCATCAAATGTCTTGACATCAGCTGGCTGATGCTTTTTAATCCAGCTGCGTAAATAACCACGAGCTGTTTTTAGATCCTTTTCATAGTTATACCAGTTAAATGCTCGCATCAGAGTCACGGTATAACCTGGTTTAGTATGATCAATCTCTGTGGCTATGGGCTCTTTGCCATGCGCCATTTTCTGCATCATTTCTTCAATGTGTTTATTTGAAAATATATCAGCCATGTTATTCTCTATTCATTAATTAATTTAATATTAAATGATACTGTAATTCTTTCAGAGTCTGTATTGTTTAACCAGACAGCATGTTCTAACCAGCTGGGAAATAATACTAGTTTACCAACCTGAGGTTGAACCGTAAAAAATCCTGGACTAAAAAGACTATGCCCCAGAGCTGATGCTGTGGGTTTAAATAATAAATTGCCATCTCGTTCATTGGTTTGACTAAACCAAACTCCTGAAATATCATTGCGTGGATGAGTATGCCAGTGTTGAAATCCATCTCGGCGACTTATGTTCCACCAGCTTTCTCTGATGAATACTGGATCTGGTAATGCCTCTGGAGTACGTATATATGCTCTGACATTTTTAATTATGTATTCTTTGAATGCCGGCATATGATCCACAATGTTTACACTGTTACCAAATTTGAAACTAGTCTCTACAGTATCACCCCAGGGATTTTTCATATCAGCGTCTTTCATTACTGCCATGACATAGGATAATTCCTGCTGAAATGTATCTAGTTCTTCAGTTGATTTGGATTCAGTAATCCAAACCGGGGTAGCAAATAGGTTATGCAATGACATTATCGTTTCTTAGTTCGGGCTCTGGCCTCGTTAATTAATACTGTCTGTATTCTATTATCTTCCTGCAATTTTGTCAAGCTTTTTTGAGCCAGATCCAACCGAACATTCAACTCTCGGTCCTCTTCCTGTAGTCGGTAATTCTGTTCCTGTAAAGCATTGATTCTGCTAGTATACCCTACTAGTACTGTTTCGTAGGCTTGTAGCTGAGCCAAACTGGCCACACCAATATACGCACCCAGGCTGGTCAGTATCAGGCATATGCCCCAGATTATTTTATTGATCATAGGTAATCTCTAGTAGTCTATCCAGTCTAAAACAACGCCAATTTTCCACGTCCAGATCCCAGACCGTATAGGAGTCGCCCAGTTGTAGTTCTAAAATTTCATTCATGGGGCGTGGCGAACCATTTTCATAGGCTGCATTTACTACTGCGGGATTCAGTGTGCAGTGCATGACGCGCTGTTCGGCATTGGCTTTGGTAAATTTTACTGTGATGCTGCTCTGACTAATCAGGATATCACTTAACCAGCTTTTAAATTCTAATTTAGATTCTTCTGATGCACTGGCATACCATTCTGGTGTCCAGGTTCCGGCTGTATAACTCATTGTAGTCCTCCATGAACTTTAACT